GGAATATACAAATCTGTAACGGTCTGGTGGGCTATAATAGGCCCAAGCACTCAATGTGGTGTGGTTCCCTATTCCTTACAAAGGAATGTCTTTCATGTTCAATAAAGACTTGCTTGAGCGAGTCGCCGCCACCTTTGGGCAGGCTGCTATTGGTGCCGTTGGTACTAACAGCGTCCTCGACCTAGGCGTCGATAATTGGAAAATGGTTCTCAGTGCTGGTGTAGCCGCAGCGCTGTCGGTTTTGAAGGGTGCATTTGCTGCCAAGGTTGGCACCAAGGGCACCGCTTCGCTAGTTGACTAGTTACTATCAGTGTACCGGCTAAAGTTATCGTGTATACTGATAACACGTAGTCGATCCTCGGGTGTGATACATGGCTGTTGATTTCTGGTCACCATCTTATCGTGCGTCGGCCAGCGATCTCACTGTCGCTATCTCCCCCCTTGGGCTAGTTGAACTAGCCGATGAGGAGTTTGAGGTCCACGGCCCACGACTGAACCGTTATTCGGCAGCGTGGGCGTGGTACCTCGGACACCATTGGGCATACCGCCGAGAGTTCGGTGAGTCACAGTTCTATATGAACTATGTCCGCGCGATGTCGGACTACATCACTAACTTCTGCTTTGGTAAGGGGGTACAGTTCCGCACCCCTGAACAGAACAACGCTATCATTCCACACCTCCTAAACAAGGTTTGGGGAGAGCACAACAATAAGGAACATGTGCTATGGGAGATGGGCCAGTTGGCCGGTGTCACAGGGGATTGCTTTGTCAAGGTGGCCTATGAGGAGCCCTACGTGGACCCCATTGGCATCCCCATTGCGGGTAAGATACGCATTCTCCCCCTCAACCCAGCCCACTGTTTCCCTGAGTACCATCCCCATGACAGGACTAGGCTTCTTCGGTTCAAGTTGAAGTACCGGTTCTGGGGCACAGCCTCAGAGGGCACTCGTCAGGTGTACACCTTCACTGAAATAATCACTGATGATACAGTGGAGCAGTACATCAACGATGAGTTGGTGGACACCTACGCCAACGCCATCGGCCATATCCCAATCGTTCACATCCCCAACACGACTATTTCGTCGTCACCGTGGGGCCAGAGTGACATTTGGGACATCATTCCTCTGAACAGAGAACTGAATGAGAAGATGGCTGAAGTATCAGACATCATTAACTACCACGCTGCCCCGGTGACCATCATCACCGGAGCCAAGGCGAGTCAGTTGGAAAGAGGTCCTAAGAAGGTTTGGGCTGGGTTGCCCAAAGATAGCAACGTCTTCAACCTTGAATCCAAGGGGGAGATGGCAGGTGCGCTTGAGTTCATTTCTGTGATTAAGCGCACGATGCACGAACTTACCGGTGTGCCTGAAACTGCACTTGGTCAGACCCAGCCCATTTCCAATACCAGCGGCGTCGCACTGGCTATTCAGTACCAGCCTATGATGAATCGCTATACCATGAAGAAAGTACACTTCACTAGGGGCTTGGAGAAGGTAAACGAGATCGTTATTCGGACAGCCGCAGTGTTTCAACCGCACCTGCTGAAGTACGACGCTTCCGTGTCCGACATGCCGGAGAAGGACAACGCTATTGAACTGGACCCGCGTGATCCATTGACATACCAGACCACCTGCCACTGGCCCGATCCGCTGCCAGTGGACGTATTGATTTCTCTCAATGAGATTCAGGCTAAACTCGCACTTGGGCTGGAGTCCAAGCGTGGGGCTCTCAAGATACTTGGGGAGGAGTTCCCGAACGAGAAGATGTCTGAGGTCTTTGAGGAACAGATGGATGATGCTATGGATGCTGGGACGTTGCAGATGTTCGACGCTCAGATTCAGCAGGCCATCTTTGCTGCTACCGGAATGCTCCCCGCAGAAGGCGCGGAGCCAGCCGGTGGTGGAGGCACCAGTGAATCAGGCGAAGGCATACTGCCGGGAACGATGGTTGACGGTGGTGACTCAGCGTTGTTAGATAAACTGATACATAGGGCATACGGGGCAAGGTTCGCCCAGCGTCGTGTTCCCGCAACTGACGAGGAATAAGTTCAACAACTCAAGACAGTATTAGCCAAACCAGAGAAGGAACAGTTATGGCAGATAATACCGAAACAGTAGTATTGCCCCCTGCGAAGGCAGTGGTGCCTCCGGCTCAGACGGTTGCTGACAAATCTGAAATTGTGGACACGGCGTTTGCCGTAGGCACTGAGGAAGCAGCCGCAGCCCGCACATTCACAGAGGATGATGTAGAGAAGATTAGGCAGCAGGAAAAGGATAAGTTGTACAAGCGCCTTGAGGACTCTGATGGACGAGTCAAGGCCCTTGAGGAGCAACTGACAACCCTGTCTACAGAGAGCGACGAGACCCGGGCTGAGGCGGCAAGGCTTGCCAAGGCTGAGTCTGACGCTCTCAGGAGGCGCGAGGAAGAAGAACTGAGCGCTAAGGAACTCATCACTTTGCGTGAGACTGAGTTCGATGAGAAACTGAAGGTAGTAGAAACGGAATGGGAAGGTCGCCTTGCCAAGATCGAAGAGGAGCGTGCTTCTCAAGAAGCGATGTTGGAGAAGGAACGACGGTACCGCGAACTGGAAACCTACCTTGGACGCCGCATGGCGGAAGAGGAGGAGTTCATCATTCCTGAACTACGTGATCTAGCCTCAGGTACTACTGAGGAGGAGATCGACAACTCTATTGCGATACTTAAAGATCGCAGTAGTGCTATACTTGAATCAATCCAGCAGACCGCTCAACCGAGTGGTCTGAGGGGGGCGTCAATAACTGCTCCCCCGGTTGGGCCAATGGAAACTCAGGCGGAGCATCAAACATTGTCAGCGGAAGACATCCGCAACATGCCGATGGAACAGTATATGCAAATGCGAGACAGGCTCCTCAAGGCGCGGCCTTCACAAAGCCGCTTTTAAACAACAGAACCCTATAGTTCCCTAACGGAGGAAACCTTATGGCCCTACCTGCGCCCTCGGGCGGCTCGATTACTACGGCGGCTGACCAGTCGTCGCTTACGGGCTACTCGTCAGATACGGCGCTGACTCCTGCGATTCAGACAATCTGGAGCAAGGAAATCTTGTTTCAGGCTATGCCTGTTCTTCGCTTTGAGCAGTTTGCCGTCAAAAAGACGGAACTCGGTGTTATGCCGGGTCTCACCGTCAACTTCATGCGTTATACCAACCTCGCAGTCGATCAGGATGCTGGTGCGACTCTGACGGAAGGTACCCGTATGGAGCCGACCGCTCTTTCGGCTAGCCAGATTCAGATTACTGTTTCTGAACGTGGTCAGGCGATATCGGTTACAGAGTTGCTCCTCAATGCGTCGTTTGATGACGTGATGGCTTCGTCCTCACGTCTCCTTGGCCGTCACATGGCCCAGTCGATGGACATTGAAGCACGTAACACCCTTTACAAGGCTGGTATCCCATTCGGTGGTGGCTCGACGGTTGCTCCGTCGCTCACCTTCGGTCGGACTAAGGCCTCTGGTGCTCGTACCACGGTTTCGCCATACGACGGCGGCACCATCGGTACGGTGACTGCACCGGGCTACCTCTCACCCACAACCATCAAGGATGCGGTTGAGACACTGGCTGCGGAGAACATTCCACGGTTGGGCGACACCTACGTGTGCTTCGTCCACCCGAGCCAGAGCCGCTCACTGCGTGATTGGCCCGAGTTCATTGAGGTCACGAAGTACGCCGCACCCGGTAACTTCATGCTCGGTGAAATCGGTCGCCTGTACGATGTGGTCTTCATTGAGACCACTCAGGTCACACAGGGTTTGGGTGCAACAACCCTACCGCACTCAGCGTGGGACTCGGACTCCAGTACTTCTGGTGTCCAGCCACTGGCTACCGCCTACAACGCCATTATGATTGGCGACAACTCCTTCGGTCAGGCCATTGCCTTGCCGGTCGAGTTGCGCGACGGTGGCGTGATTGACTTCGGGCGTGAGCACGGCCTAGCATGGTACGCCATCTGGGGCTTCGGTGTCATCACGAGCGAGTCACGAGTTATCATCAACACCCTTGGTGGTGCAATCGCCTAGTTGCGATTTGGTATAGTGTTGTGGGGGGATGGGGTCTACGTGCCCCTTCCCCTCGCTACACACGTAGTTCACCTATCGGAAAGGCCCGTAGTTTAAGATGGCAGAAGAAACCGAAGTAGAAGAAGTAGAAGAAATCGAAGTGGCCGAGGTCGAAGAGGTCCCGAAGAAGAAGGCCCCCGCTAAGAAGAAGGCTCCAGCCAAGGAGGCAGAGATGGTTGAGGAAACCATCGTTGTGGAGCCCGAAACACAGCGTGCTCGGGTTAAGGGTACTTGGCGTATGTATTTCGCTGGACAGCCTTATGACTTTGCCGATGGGGAGTACTATGAACTCCCACAGGATCTGTACAACTATCTGCGTGGGAGCGGAAACATTTACGATACTCTCGTATGAGGTAGGACATGGCCTTCACGGTTCCCAACCGCCCGGACACAGATATTCAGGCCGATCAGGCAGAGCCTGACAAGGGTGACTTTCAAACCCTAGGCTACCGGAAGTCCGGTGTAATCTCTGGTGGGTCAGTCTCTCGCACTGCGGCTAACACTGTTACCGTTACCCCGGTAAGTGGCTACCTCAACGGAGAATACTTTAACATTACTGCGGACACTGTCCTGAGTCTAGGGGCAGGCCCATCAGCAGGTAGTAACTCCAAGTTTATCCTGATTATCATTGATAAGTCGGGTAGCACCATCAGTGCCACGTCGCTGATTGGCACGACCAGTAACAACGGTGAAAGCGCAACCAACTCGCGCTTTCCTGACTTCGATTCCACCAGCAGAATGCTGCTGGCTGTGGTGTACTACGCCGTTGGGGATACTGACGTAACTCGTCCCATCGTGGACAAGCGTGTGTTCGTCCTCCCACAGGCCAACCCAACCGTGGTTACTTCCACCCCGGGTTCCGCTGTGGGTGGCATTGGCGAGATCCGCATTGACTCCAACATGTCTACTACCACTGGGCAGACCAGAATCTATGTAAAGACTGATGCCACAACGTGGACCAACCTTGGGTCCGCTAGCGGTGGTGGCACCACTACTGAAGAGGTACAGGACATCGTCGGTGCTATGTTCACCACCGATGCCACCCACTCTGGCATATCAGCCGTCTACGATGACGCTGGTGGTGGACTCGACCTGACGGGGTCTACAGAATGGAACCTGACGGTTGCAGGGAGTACCGAGAACATCGGTGGGTCCGATACGGTAGCGATAAACGTATCCAGTGACGCTGAGATCAGCCTGTCCCACAGCAACGGCACGATCACGATCAATGATGAGTGGCCTCGCATCAGGACGATGATTGACGATGGCACAACCAATACGAAACCAGCACACTACATCTACTCAGACCCGTGGGGCCAAACCTCCCCCGGCTTTGGTGGACCGAACGGAACCGGACAGTTCATCTATACCCGACTACAGGTTGCTGACCTTAATCCGATGGTTAATAACGCCTATCCCTGTGGCAGCAGTTCTTACAAGTGGAACTACTCATGGGTGCATAGCACATCCTACGCTTCCTCGTTTAGTGGTTGGTCTGACCGTAACTTGAAGATGAACTTCGGGTCTGCGCCCGGTTTGGCCTTTGTTAAGGGGCTTGCTCCTGTGTCCTTTACTTGGAAGGACGCTGATCTAGGGGACTCTTGGGGCTTCGTAGCACAGGACGTTGAGGCTCTGTGTGACACACAGTCTCTGGCCTCTGAGGTCCTTGTGGACACTGTGGCAGACGGTACTA